AACGGAGTTATCCAAAAAGGCAGGGGCAGAGCCTGCAGCCGGTCCGAGTGTTAAGTCTAACCGACTAGAAACCTTCAAATCGGAGTGGCAATCGGTGAAGGAGAAGTTTAAAGGGGAACCCCTTGTTTACAATCCCAAAACCGAGAGAGGAAAGAAATTCGTGAAAGAATACTATCGCCTCAAAGCCAAGGAATCCCGATTGGGGTTAACCAAGGTTTTACCAGCGTTGGGTATTGCTCCAGTGCCTCAGGCGACACCGGCTGGGGAAAGCAATAAACAACGTCAGCGCTCGGCTCCTGTACAGGGGTCTTCCAGCAGTAGTGCTGGTAAGAGCGTCATTGGGTCCGTGAAGGGAACTTCCCGGCCCGTTGAAACTCCGGCGGGGCCTAACCGAAAGGAAAGGCGCAGGAGGAGTAGGGAAGCGACAGGGGAGCAGCAGTTACCTGCACAACCCCCTAGCACTTCGCCCGGGGAGCCCGAAGGGGAGTCCTCAGGGGTGAATTCCACAGGGCCTATTAGGGACTTGAGAAATCTCGTCACTAGCCTTCAAATGTTGAGTGTTTCTCAACACTTAATGAGAGCTTTGGTCGATGAAACCATCGCGGCTCTTGTTCAGAGAGAAGTCATAACAGTAGGGGAGGTTCCCTCCGACCTTGTGGCTATCTTGGATCTCGGACACGAGAATCCAGGGCCGTCTAAAACGACCCGTGAGGAGGTATCTTCCTCAGGAAACGACGAACCATTGAAAAATGAGTAAGTCGTACTACTGCGCTACGGAGGGACTGGGCGTCTCCCACATGTTTAACCAACCTGTGGAATTATTGGCCCGGTACTCCCATCTCTCATACAAAGATCCTAAGGATGTGGTGGTTGTTCCTTCTGGTTTCCCAGAGTTCTTCCTTCCCCCTCCTCAAGAGATTTGGCGAGTGATGAGGTTTCGCGGTAGTTGGAAATGGCCGAAGATTGACGGCCAGATCGAAACCATTCTAGATGTTATAAGGGATAACTATAGAATGACTCCCACCCTGTTGGCGATGCTTAGAACTAAGCTCCCCTCCGGGTTCAGCTTTATC